CCACGGCCACGGCACCCAGAAGCCGGTGGAGTGCATGCGCCGGCCCATCGAGAACAACAGCTCGCCGGGCCAGGCGGTCTACGACCCGTTCCTGGGCTCCGGCACGACCCTGATTGCAGCCGAGCAGACCGGGCGCGTGTGCTACGGGATGGAGATCGAACCGCGCTACTGCGACGTGATCGTGCGGCGCTGGGAGGACTTCACGGGTAAGAAGGGGGTGCTGGATGGCAACGAAGGCCACACCCAAAGCAGCTGAGCGTGTGATGCGCGAGCGCAAGGGCATCGCCCTGCGCCTGGCCGGTGCCACCTACGAGGAGATAGCCGAGCAGCTAGAGATGAGCGAGTCGGGCGCCTACCGCCTGGTCAGGCGGTGCCTGGATCGCGAGCGCGCACGGACCGAGGAGGACGCCGAAACACTGCGCCAGGTCGACCTGATGCGCGTGGAGCGGGCCATCCTGGCGCTGTGGACGATGGTCAAGGCCGGGCACCTGGGAGCCATCGACCGACTGCTGCGCTGCCTAGACATTCGCGCCAAGTACCTGGGGCTGTATGCGCCGGCCCGCACCGAGCACACCGGCAAGGATGGGGGGCCGATGCAGTATGAGCACCAGTTCGCCAACCTCTCCGACACCGAGCTCGACGACGCCATCGCAGTTGCTCAGGCAGTTGAAAGAGGAGAAGCTACGCCGGCTACAGCAGAGGCAGAAGCGGAGGACTAGCGCCTCCCGCCGCTACTGGTCCGACCCGGTAGGTTTCCTGCGCGACTGCATTCGCTGGCCCGCCGGCAAGGGGCCTACAGCGTACCAGGAAGAGATCGTGGGACAGCTGCCCACCCAGCGGCGCGTAGCCGTCCGGGGCCCGCACGGTCTCGGCAAGACAGCGCTCTCGGCCTGGGTGGTGTGGTGGTTCGCGCTGACCCGCGACGGCGAGGACTGGAAGATCATCACCACCGCCTCAGCCTGGCGGCAGCTGGAGGTCTACCTCTGGCCCGAGATCCACAAGTGGGGGCGGCTGATCCGCTGGGACCGCATAGGCCGGGCCCCCGTAACCGACGCCGAACTGCTGATGCTGAACCTGAAGCTCTCCACCGGGGCGGCTTCCGCCGTGGCCTCCAACCAACCGGCGCTGATCGAGGGCGCACACGCCGATCGCATCCTGTACCTGTTCGATGAGTCCAAGACCATCCCCGAGGGCACCTGGGATGCCGCCGAGGGCGCGTTTGCCGGCGCGGGGGATGGCAACGAGCTGGAAGCTCTGGCCCTGGCCGTATCCACGCCGGGCGAGCCCATCGGCCGTTTCTACGACATTCACCGCCGGGCGGCCGGCTTCGAGGACTGGCACGTCCGGCACGTGACGCTGGAGGAGGCCATCGTCGCCGGCCGGGTGAGTCCGCAGTGGGCGGAGCAGCGCAAGCGCCAGTGGGGCGAGGCCTCCGCCGTCTACCAGAACCGTGTGCTCGGGCAGTTCTGCTCAAGCGAAGAGGACAGCGTGATTCCGCTTTCCTGGGTGGAGGCGGCTATGGCCCGCTGGGAGGCGGGCGCTACCAGAGCGGGCCTTACCTGCCTGGGTGTGGACGTGGCCCGCTCCGGCGCTGATGACACGGTCCTGGCCCCGCGCATCGGACCGCGCATCGAGGAGCTGCGCCGCTACAGCCTGGAGGACACCATGGCCACCACCGGCCGCGTGGCCGGAGTGTTGCGCCAGGGCGGCTATGCCATCGTGGACGTGATCGGCCTGGGGGCTGGCGTGGTTGACCGGCTGCGCGAAATGGGTCTGCCGGTGGTGGCCTTCAACGCCGCGGAGGGAACGCCGGCGCTCGACTCCTCGGGTGAGCTGGGCTACACGAACAAGCGCTCCGCCGCCTGGTGGAACATGCGCGAGCTGCTGGACCCGACCTCGGGGGCCGACCTGGAGCTACCGCCCGATGACCTGCTGATCGGCGACCTGACCGCGCCCAAGTGGCGCGTGATGAGCGGGGGCCGCATCCAGGTAGAGAGCAAAGACGAAATCCGCAAGCGTCTCGGCAGGAGCACCGACTCCGGGGACGCCGTGATCCAGGCGTACTGGCGCGACCCGGTTATGGAGCCAGACGCCATGGTGGAGTTCTACGAGCCATTGACTATCTCGCCTTACTAGGCAGGTGACATGAGCATTCTTGACATCTTCCGCACCTCGGCTCCCGCGCCCGTGGTATACGACTCCCCCGAGCTGGAGCTGCTCCAGGAGCGCCTCAATGACCTGGAGTTGGCCCTGGAGGACGTGGGCTGGGTCCGCCTGGGCATGGAGGGCGAGCGCGAATTCTCGCGCGAGGGCCTGGACCGCATCATGCAGATCTCGCGCTACAGCTACCTCAAGAACCCGCTCATCCGCCGCGGCGTGGAAGTGCAGCGGCTCTACGTGTTTGGCCAGGGCGTGAGCATCAGGGCCGAGGATGAGCAGGTAAACGACGTGGTGCAGGCGTTCCTCGCCGCCAACAAAAGCGAGTTCCGGCAGTCTGCCCTGGGCGCGAAGGAAGTTGAGCTGCAGGTAGCCGGCAACCTGTTCACGGCCATCTTCTCCAACATCGCCACCGGCGAGGTGCGCGTGCGCTCCATGCCCGCCGAGGAGATCCGGGAGATCGTGACCAACCCCGATGACCGGGGCGAGCCCTGGTACTACCTGCGCGCCTGGAACGACGCCCGCAACCGCCGCCAGGAAGTGCTCATTCCCGACTGGCAGTACAACCCCGTCGCCAAGCCTAGTCTGTACGCCGTGGACGGTCGCACGCGCTCTGTGGACTGGTCGGTGCGCATTCACCACATCAAGGTCGGCGGCTTCGCCCACATGCGCTTCGGCGTGCCCGAGGTGTTCTCCGGCCTGGACTGGTCCCGCGCCTACAAGGAGTTCCTGGAGGACTGGGCAACCATCGTCCGCTCCTATGCCCGCTTCGCCTGGAAGCGGACCACCAAGGGCGGCAAGGCCGGAGTGGCCGCCGCCAAGGCCAAGATGCACACGGGCATCGGGGCCAGCTCGCTCTACGATACCAACCCGCCGCCCACCGCCGGCGCCATGGCCATCATGGCGGAGGGCAACGACCTGACGCCGATCAAGACCTCCGGCGCCACCACTTCCGCTGAGGACGGCCGCCGTATGCTGCTGATGGTGGCCGCCGCCATGGGCTTGCCGGAGACGTTCTTCGGCGATGCTTCGGTGGGATCGCTGGCTACGTCAAAGAGCCTGGACCGCCCGACCGAACTCATGATGGTGGACCGCCAATCGCTGTGGGGGGACTACTTCGACGAACTCCTGCAGTTTGTGATCGACCGCGCCATGGCCGCCCGCGCCGGCCTGCTCCCCGCCACGCTCCCCGACGATGTCCGGCACCTGGATATCGACTGGCCGCCCATCCTGGAGCAGGACGTGAGCGAGCAGGTACAGGCCATCGTGACCTCCGCCACCCTGGACGGCAAGGCACTGGCCGGGACCATGGATCTGCCCACCGTCTCCCGCATGCTGCTCTCGGCTTTGGGGGAGGACGACGTGGACGAAATCCTGGCCGCGCTGTTCCCGGACGGCTGGGAGGCAGAGCAGGCAGGCACGGAGGCGCAGGAGTCGTTCGTGGAGGCGGTGCGGACGCTGCGTGAGGCGGTGGCCGACCTTGCGCGCGAGTGATCTGCTCCCCATCCTTGATCGCTTCCTGGAGGCCGTAGCGCGTACCCGCCGTGAGAAGGCGCTGGCCCAAGAGACGGCCAAGGCGGAGCGTGCCATCGGTCAGGCGTTCAAAGAGCAGGGCCGCGTGTTCTTGGAGAGCTGGGAGCGGGCCGTCCGTCGGGCGGGACTGCGGGAGATGGTCGCCCCTCCGCCTCCTCCTCCGCCTCCGGCAGACCCGGCGCTGGCGCTCTCCTGGGAGCCCGCCTTCTCGGACGCGGAGATTGCCAGCCTGCAGCTCTTCGAGGAGCCTATACAGGCGCTAGTGGAAGCGGCTATCCAGTCGGGGGCCCGGGCGGCGATAGCCGACCTGAAAGCAGACATCTCGTTCAGCCTGGCCAACCCTCGCGCCGTGGCCTTCCTGGAGCAGTAC